TTGCACATCACCTGCTGTATTAGTAGCTTTAGATGTCCATGTGTTTCTATCTTCTCTATCACTCCAAGCTACCTTTCTAGGATCTCCACCAGAACCAATAGCAACCAAGTGCCTTTCATTGGTTACTAGGACAGCCTGACAGCCTGTAGGAGCGTTTGTTACAACTGTACCAATGGTATCAGCTGTTCCGCCTGAAACTGGCCTCCACTTGTATATTTTGCCATCACCAGAAAAACAAAAGATTAAATCCTCACCCCAGTTATCAAAGGAGAAATGACCTGAAGCAAGAGGTAATCCAGATTGGCTTCTAGCATCGCCATAATCTTCTACGTTATAGTGGTATGCACCATAACCAAGAGGATCACTAGAGGCATCGTTTACAAAGCCAGATGGTGTTATATCAGTCCATGTGTTGTCGTATAAGACATAAACTTTTTGTCTTGTACCAACAGCTAAAATAGATGCACCTAGATTGTCCTTATAGGCATACATACCTATAGGTTCACCATCAAGTGCTGTAGTTTTTAATTTTGACCAGCCACCGATCGGCTTAAGATAGCCGTTTTCAAAACGCACAAGATTGCCGTCAACCCAACGACCTTTGTTAGCATAGTCAGTACCGTTTTTGACTATGCCAGCGGGCGGAGTTACAGGCAATAGTGCCATATATTACAATCCTGCTGATTCGTTAGCAGTTTTCTTTGCAGCTTTAACTGCATCAGTCCAAACTGCTGTAGCTATGCCTTGAACTTCTGTAGACTCTCCAGATATATCTGTATCTGTATGAGTCCAACTATCATCTTCATTTTTTACAGATGATACACACTCAAGAGTTTTTCTATGAAAAGACCTACTAAGCTCTACACCATCTTCTTTGATGACTGTAGCTGTTCTTACTTGTATAGCTTTGTAGTCTCCTACAATTTCTATTTTATCTTCTATTAGTTCTTTTGTTATTGCCATTCTATTTTCTCCTTTTGTCCGTACCTAGCATCCACTAGGTATATTAATTATTATTAAGCCTGATATGTCATTGTTCCTATTGCTGTTATTGAATTATTAGCTGATACCTCTAATTCACCCATAAGTGTATAACCAAGAACGCCTGTATCAACATTAACAAACCTAATAAATGCTTCACCACCTGATACAAAAGCTACTATTGTTCCTCCACCTCCAGTAGCTGATGATACATTAGAAGGCCCAACATATAGTGAACCTGCTCCAGCAAAACTACTAGTTACAGTATAAGGTAAAGCACCTACTTGAACTTGTGTACCACTTGAAGGGAGACCACCAGTAGTTACCACATAAAAGTGAACAGTAACTTGATTACCAATTTTTGTATACCAACCTTCTGCAGCAGCTAAAGTAGCACCACTAAATGTTGGAGTCCAAGTACCTTCTTCATAATCGTCAAGTGCGTTAGCTGCTGCTGTGTCTCCATTAAAGGTTAAGCCACCACCTGCAAGAATACGCATTCTTTCTGATACTGTCGTTGAATTATCACTAGTTGTAGAAAACTTTATATAAGTTCCGTGTGCACTACTAGTCCAATTCTGATTAGCAAACGCCTGTATTTTTGAACCTACTGCATAATTACTGCCATCATGAGCTCCCATACCAAATTCAGTCATAGCATTGTTAGCTTGAATTGCAGTAGGTGAACTTAAGTTTGTACCACGAGAACGATAACCTATAAAGTGTGCAGGGCTATCTCCTCCATCAGAAGATTCAATAAACCTAATACCTTGATTACCTCCACTTACGGCTTTCTGAATATCTAAAGCATAAGCAGGACTAGTCGTTCCAATTCCAACGTTGCCAACAGTTGCACCAAAACTCATAATAGTTTGTGCAACACCACCTGCTCTATTGTATTTAAAATCTACCCTGCCATTTTCACCATCATTAATTAAATCAAATACTTGTAATTGATTAGAACCATTTGCACCTCTCATTTTAAGTGTGCTTTTTAAATCAGCAGATGTCGTAGCCTTGCCTATACAAATATCTCCATCTACTTGTAGTTTATTAGCTTGATTCGTTAATCCAATTCCAACATTTTCACTACTATCAATAGTTATAGCTGTAGATGTAGCATTATCATCAATACCTGTTGATGTAAAACCTGTAAGCGTACCAAGACTTGTAATATTAGGTTGAGCTGCTGTAGCTAGTGTGCCTGTAATAGATGTGCTTGCTGATAAAGTTGTGAATGATCCAGCTGCTGCTGTAGTACCACCAATGACAGAGCTATCTATGACTGCTCCGTCTAAGTTCATAGCTACTGAAGTACCAGTAGCGCTAAATAAACCATCAACAGTATCAAGGTCAGCGTTTAGCTTTGTTCCCCAAGTATCTGTAGATGCTCCTACTTCTGGTTTAGTTAAGTTTAAATTTGTTGTAAATGTATCTGCCATAAAATTTTATCCTTTAAGCTGCGTCTTGTTCGCCTAATGTTGTCCATGATGTATCTGGATTTACTTGGTCGGTCCATGTTTCATCTGTTACTATCTGATCGGTCCAAGTCTCACCAGGAACAATAATATCTTCCCATTTTAGACCACCAATAGCATTAAATCCACTTGTTTGTGCAATTACAGATGCGCCTCTGTATACTATACCGCCCCCTGCAATAAATCCGCTTGTTTGAGCGCATGTACCTTCGCCTACCACAGTAAATCTACCAGTAGCAGTCATGTCTGATACTGCTGGTCCAAAGACTACACCACGGTCTATTTGATGACCTGTAGCTGTCATACTAGAACTTGCAGCTATAGTTGCAGATCCTAAATCTATTTGTGTACCAACTGCTGAAGCACCAGAAGTTGCAGCTATTGTAGCTACGCCATCATGTATTAGTGAGCTTTCTGCGGTAAATCCAGAAGTTGCAGCAATGGTTGATGCACCTAGAATAACAAATCTACCTGTTGCGGTAGTGTCAGAAACTGCTGCTATGGTTGCAGAACCTAATACTGGAACTTCAACAGTTCCGACAGCTGTTACATTGGAAGTTGCAGCGATAGTAGCTGCGCCAAAATGATATACAGGAGTTCCGTAATTGGACTTTCCGTATGTGTATAAGCCATAGCCTACTGAGGCCATGGTATTAAGCTAATGTTATATCTAAATCACCAGCATCAAATCTGAATACATCACCTGTGCTTACAGTTTTAGAAGCTGTTAAGTTTGCATAAGCCATTAAGTTGCCACTTGATGAAGCATCAAAAATACCAACTGCAACTACAGTTCCATAATCAGCTGTAGCTGTTGGATATTCTATTGCAGCTGAATTAGTAGCTGTTGTAGGGTTTGTACCAGAAACAGTAAATGCTCCTGATTGTCTTGCGTATGATCCGCCAGTTACTTCGGTACCACCACCTGTATCTGTAGGTGCTACAGTATATAAAGCAACATAATGTGTTCCTGGCGCTGTATAAGCATTACCACCAAACACATGGTCTAATACTTTATCTTCTAAGTAATCACTAAATCCAGCCATATTGTCTCCTAATTATTATTCCAATAATAAATGTTTTTACCAGACTTGCCATAAGTTCTTCTTCTTTGCATTAGAGAGCCTTTGCCAAATTCTGCTTTCTCTTGTTCCATTCTCATCTCTTCTAATGCTTTTTCAAATTGTGCTGTAAATAACGGCACTCTTTCATCTTCCATTAGATAGATAGAAGCATGTTTTAAAGCACCATATAAGTAAGCATCTGGATATCCTGTGGATATAAAGTTCGTTGTATTAGAACTGCTTAAAGCATCTATAGTGCCATAGTATGTTAATTGTAGCGTATAACTTGCATCAGGGGTAGGTGCTAACTCTAATGAATTATCTACAATTGCATAATAAATTGGTTGACCAGTAACATTGTTATTGGCTTTTCTATAGACATCTAGTGATTCTAAAGATTGTTGAAATAATGGTCTAAAATCATTTGATGTTATTTCTACATTAATAGCTTCTAACCAATCTGTTGGTAAGCTCATGTATTGTGCATCTGCTGTAGCAGTAGCACGCTTTATCATGTCTTTATTTCTTAACCTTCTGTTAAATTCTGATTCTGTTGCATCTATAAAGAAGTCTAACTGATTTGTTAAGTCAGATCTGTTTAAGAAGTTTGCAATATTAGTTTTTAATTCATCGTATGTCATACTTTACCTTTCCATGTTCTAAATGGTTTGTTATCTGAATGGTTTAGCCA